ATGGCGGCTATATCGAGAGCTGGTTAAGATGTTTAAAAGATAACCCGAATGCGATTTTTAAAGCTGCAGCCATGGCACAAAAGGCGGCGGATTATATCAAGGCGTTTGATATGTTAGATAACCAGGCAGCTGCTTAATTTTAAGGGGTTAAATCATGCAAAATATGAAACAACAAAATTATCTAATCAGTAGTGATTATGATGAAAATGATCAACAATATTTTTACGTGTATGACTGGCGCACGTTAGAAATTATTTGTAAATCATTCATAGAAAAACAAGTATTAGACTTTTATAACAGTTTATTAACTTAATACCGTAAACGTTTAGATACTTAGTAATAGGTATCTAAGCGATTACTATTAAAGTAATCATTTTCTAACTAACATAAGGAATTAAAAAAATGAAACAATTGAAATTAATGAACGCTAAAACGGTATTTGTACCTAGTGAAAATGAATTGGTTGAAGCTATCGAGCTCGAAAATGGTTTTTGTTTGGCATGTGGAGCTGAAAACGAGGGGATCGAACCTGACGCTAGAAAATATACTTGCGATTGTTGTGAAAAACCTAGAGTTTTTGGCGCTGAACAATTATTTCTAATGAATTTATACCATTAAGGTGATCACAATGAAAACTTCAATTAAAGATTACATTTTAGGCGGCTTATTCATGGCGGCAGCTGGCGCTCTATTAGCCGTTATCTATTTATATCGTACGGGAGGGTTTTAACATGAGTTTACTTCAAGAAATGGAAAAATTCGGGTTAGCGATTTGTAAACAGAACGAAAAATACTATTCTAAAGAACTTGATCAAAAAACAGTAGATACCTGGTTAATTTTAGGTACGATCAGAATTGTAGAATATGGATCAGAAAATACTTATTATCGTGATCAATTTGAAAATGAATTTTATTGCAAAAATTACCCCAATAAGTACGGTAAAGTTTAAAACAATCACTTAAAACATTTTAAACCCGCTTAGGCGGGTATTTTTTTATCTTTTAATATCTCGATCTAAAAATAAAAAATAACGGGTTAAACGAGATTTTAAACGGGTTTGACGTTTTTAATGACGAATGACGTTAATGAGAGTTGGGCTGCAGAGAAAACAGTTTTGATCTCTGGAAACATAAAAGGGTTGTAAGCACCAAAAAAATTCCCTACGCGCGCATGTGTGTGCGTGTGGCTCAAGATTTGATCTTCAGTTTTGCTAACCTTTAATCATAGGGGGTCAAGGGGTGGGCTGGTGGTCAAGGAGTTTCCCTCGATGACCCCAATGGTTTACCCCAAAGACCCCAACGTACTATAGTCTATATATATATAATATACGTATATCATATTGGTAAATATTATAGTTGTTTATAGATATTTTACCTATACTATATATAACACACATGTGGTCATTCAACCCGCACACTCTTGCTGACTGACTGTGTATGTATATATTTTTGTGTGTGATATTGGATAACTGTGTATGTATAATTGTGTATGTATAGATATAAATATAAAATATATGTTGCAATAATTATTTTTTATGTAGTAAGATGTGAACTGTAGTAGATTGATATGTTTTTATAACCTAACAAAAGGAAAATATTATGAAAATTTGTAAAGATTGTAAGCATTTAAACGTTGGAAAGTATGGTCTCGATACTTGTGTGAGTCCTAACAATGGGGTTGATTTAGTAAGTGGTAATCTTCAAACCAGAGATGCCAGGCTAAATCGTTATAACTTAGAAACCATTGGTTGCGGTAAAGATGGTAAGTGGTTTGAACCGAAGTTTGAGATGGATGATGATGAGCACATCGCCTCTGTTTTCTGTCGTGGAGGTGCATGATGGAGATTACTGATAATTATGAAAAAATAGTCGATTTTGTGACTGACGAATATTCCAAATTGTCACCTGGTCATCAAATTCAGATTGATGAATTGAAAAACAAGGTTGACGTGTTGGAATCAGAGATTGGTGAGCTCGAAGATAAGATTGAAATCCTTAAAGAACTAGTTAAAACTATGGCGGAGTTATTATGAACGATAGAAACGATTTTGAACCAGCAGTAAGAAACGGTGCATGGTGGAGTGGTGATAGCCGTCAAGTCATAAATGGCAATGCAGTAGAAACTGTTTTAATCAAACAAGGTAAGTTGGCACCCCCAGACTTGAGCGGTGTTGAAGCCGTACAGATGGGTCATGTAATGCAGCCTGTTCTTGGTAAACTAGCACAAGATAGATTACAGATGGAATTAAAAGATGCGGATTATGCTCTTAGCCACCCTACTGAATCTTGGCTTCAATCTCATTTTGATTTTATTAGTGCGGACGGCACAACTCTCGTAGAAGGTAAAAACTACAATGCAATGGTGCGTAATAAGTTCGATGCAGAAACAAATCGAGTGCCACAAGCTGATTACATTCAATGCTTACACGAAGCGACAGTACACAATGTTGATCGGGTTGTGCTTGCCGTTCTTTTTGGTGGACAAGAGTTTGTCACATTTGATTTTACTTTTACACAAGAGCAGAAAACAGAGCTCATCAAGCAAATGTCTGTTTATTGGGCTCACGTTGTATCTGGAACTGTTCCAGAGGCACAATCTGTTAATGATGCGAAGTTAGCTTATCCACAATCAGTCGATGGCATTGTCATCGCTAATCAAGCAATAGAAACCCGTGTCAGTGACCTTAAGCAGTTGAAGGCAAAAATCAAAGAGTTGGAAACGATTGGAGATGAGTGGGAAACCGAGATTAGAAACGCATTAGGTGACCGCTCAGAGTTGCGTACTTTTGATGGCAATACCCTAGTGACATGGAAGTCTTCAAAAGCCTCTATGAAGTTTTCCGCTGATTTGTTTAAGACTGCGATGCCAGACATTTACTCAAAGTTTGTAGTTGAACAAATGGGTTCACGTAGATTCTTAATTAAATGATTGGAGATAAAAATGGGATTTTTTGACGGATATGAACATCTTTTTTATTCAAGCACAAGTGGCGGTTATGAAAGTGATTTGCCTAAAAAGAAAACTTACCCGAGTTTTGTTTGTCATTCGTTTCAATTTTTTGAAGGGTTTGAACTTCCCGAACTAAAAAAATTATTGGCAGATGCCGAAATAAAAGGTCGTGATACGGTTTGGGTGCCTAACAAAAATGGGCAAGGAAGCGGCACAGGGTTAGATACTTGGTATGTAAAAGCATTAATTAATCATTATTTTAAAGATGTTGATGCAGAGGTAATTAAATGATGACCGCTATGATTGTAGGTTTTTTAATTGGATTTCTTTTTACTCTTGCATTTTTGCATTTATGGGATAACTACGATGAATAATTTAGATATTGCAATTTATGTGATGGCAGCCAGTTCTGTCATTGATACTCTACTAACACTTTGGGAGAAATTTATATGAACAATCTAGTCACGGTTCAAGATATGGGGGTGATGGCAGATGCCATTGTCCGAAGTAAGTTTTATGGTTTTCAAACGAAGGATCAAGTCATTGCAGTCATGTTGGTGGCTCAAGCAGAGAATAAACATCCAGCAACAGTCATGCAAGAGTATGACATTATTCAAGGCAGACCAGCTCTCAAGAGTCAAGCAATCTTGGCAAGGTTTCAACAGGCGGGTGGTAAGGTGCAATGGCAAGAAATAGGTGCCAAACGTTGTATTGGTACTTTTACCCATGAGTCTGGTGGCAGCATTACAGTCGAGTGGACAATTGAAATGGCTAAAGAGGCTGGCATTTACAAAGTAGGTTCAGCTTGGACAAAGTTCCCAGAAGACATGTTGAGAGCTCGAGTTATCTCAAGGGCAGTACGATCTATTTATCCCGCTTGTATTATAGGTCAGTATAGTAGTGAAGAAGTGCAAGACTTTGAGCCTAGAAAAGAACGGGACATTACTCCAATCGCCGATAATGCACTTATTGAAAATACAGGGTTAATATCAGTTCTTCAAGGTAAAGAGGTTGTTAAACTATCTGCTGAAATGGTGGAAGATTTACCGAAGTTGCCATTGTATATTCCAGGCGCAGTTGATCCTTATGCTAATTATTTGACAGTAAATGATTGGCAAGCTGGTTTTCTACAAATGTTCTCTCGCATTAAAAATGCAAAGTTGACGGATGAAGAAAAAGCAGAGAAGTATGATTCTTTAAAAGAAGCTAATAAGGTTTTTATGGATTCATGGGATAGTGTCACTTTGAGTAAACTATTAGCTGGTATTAATCGAGAAATGAAAGGTTCAGAATGAGTTATGCGCACAATGCACAACCTGGCAAAGGGGTGTTATTTCAAAATAAGAAAAAGCACGAGCGTAGTCCCGATTACACGGGTTTGATTACGGTTTCTAGGGATTTGAAGGCGGGTGATCAAGTTAAGATTGCAGCATGGATTAAACAGACTGGTAGTGGTGTTTTACTATCACTTAGTGAAGATAACTATGTCCCGCCACCAAAGCAAGAAGAAGTATACCCGAAAGAAGTTAGCCGTATGGATGATGATGACATACCTTTTTGATAAGTCATTCATTTTATTGAATTTTATATGATTACTTTAAGATTACCGTATCCGCCTAGCATGAATGCTTACTGG